CGGGGCCCTAGGGCGCAGTGCAGTATATCCTACCAATCCCTTGAATAAGGATTGGTCAGATTGAGGGGATATACCCCTCAGGACCATTTAGGAGCTCTGGTGGCCTATTGCCAATCGCCTTACTGGGAGCACCGTGCGTAAGCGCGTGATACCTCATCCGAGGTATCATTGCAAATACGTTCAGCACCCTACCAACGGATTACCCGACACGATAGTGGAGGGCTTCGTTGATACACGCGGTTGGCAAGGGACTCAGGTTACTGAGTCTTTTAGTCATAAGGGTTGGAGGCGTCGTAACGTAGGCGCCCCTAACGGTGATATTGGTGGGCCTTTCTTTACACAATCGACTTCGGTCGTGTGTAAGGGTGGAGACGTCCTTTTGGACGATAATCCACGGCTCGCGGGTGTTCCAGCTACCTATCGATATGCTGGAAAGATGCTCCCGATGGCTGCGACGCGTATGTCGTACCCTACCAGCAGTGGCGAGACCAGTTTATCTGGTCTTGACATTCTGGGGGCAACGGCAGTTGCGCGTTGTAAGCCAACCAATGCCACAGCGGACCTGTCCGTTTTCCTGGGCGAGCTCATGAGTGAGGGTATTCCCAAACTCATTGGTGCTCGATCAGGGCTGTGGGAAGAGAAAACGCGGCTTTCGCGTCATGCGAGTGCCGACGAATATCTCAACTTTCAGTACGGATGGGCTCCCATCGCCAGCGACATGAGCTCGATAGCTTATGCCATTTATTCTGCTGATGCTGTCCTTAGACAGTATGAGCGAGATGCTGGTCGTATGGTTCGCCGCTCTTATCACTTTCCACCAGTTAAAACCGTCAGCTACAATGAGGTTGACTCCGGTGTCGCCTGGATTTTGGGCGGCATTTCCGGAGGTCTCCTGGATGGAGCTGCGGCCGCGGGGGGTAAGGTCCTACGAACGGATAGTACCGAACGTAGAGTGTGGTTTTCAGGTGCCTTCACGTATCATCTACCGGGTTCTTACTCTAGGAACCACGAGATGGCACGTATTGCCTTAGAGGCAAAGAAGGTCCTTGGACTCTCACTCACGCCTGAAACGGCGTGGAACCTAACTCCGTGGAGTTGGGCTGTCGACTGGTTTTCAAACGTCGGGGACGTTTTGTCTAACGTTTCCGACGCTATGGCCGACAGTCTGGTTATGGGCTACGGATACTTGATGGAACATACTGTTTCAAAAAGATCCTATAGCTTCTACGGGCCGACGGGTGCAAAAACCCGTGGCGCGAGACCTGCTACTGTTGACTTCGTCATTGAGACGAAACAGCGTGTGCAGGCTAACCCCTATGGGTTCGGACTGACCTGGAGCTCTTTGAGTAAGTTCCAGTTGTCCATACTTGCCGCTCTAGGAATAACTAAGAGTGGTAAGTGATGTACTGTCAGCGTTAAAACGCCAATGGAGGTCTAACCAGGCCTCTAGGAGTGATGCCCTATGTCATTTCCCGATCCGCAAACCATCACCATTTCGGGTACGACGACCCCGTTGCCACGCGTAAGCGTTGGCGACGACGAGTCGGAGTACCAGTCTGGGGATGGGCTTATCAAAGTGACTGCGAGCCATAACTATGGCAAGCGGACACGGCGAATGGCGCGAATCGACGTTCAGAAGATCTCGGCAGATCCGTACAAGCCGACGGAGAATGTCAAGGTTTCGATGAGTAACTACATCGTCTTTGACATGCCGGCGGCCGGTTACACACCTGCCGAGGCGCTCGCAGTTTGGGTTGGGTTTCGCACCCAGCTCGCTGCGACATCTGACGCCCTGATTGTGAAGCTTTTGGGTGGCGAGTCTTAATTGACAAGCCTCCATCAGCCCACATCGGGACGCTACTAGCACCGTGAGGAAGGTTCGATCTAACCTCGTTGAAAGACGAGGCGGATCTACTCCTTCACGTCCAACCAGACGCGTGAAACCGTTTGGAAGGAGAGGTACCGACAGCCATCCGTGGTCGCGAGCGAATAAAATCGCTTTAGCGGTTGCGGTGGTACTGATCGATGCCTTGTGTCTTGTAGGCGAGTTCACCTTATTTGGCCCCAATGGGTGCCAGTAGGATGAAGGGAAACTACACTGACGTATCCGTTGACTACTTTCCGGAGCGCCCTAACAAGCGCCCGGTATTGAAGGTAACGGTCCACATCGGAGCAATCCGAAGTGATGAGGAGCATATAGCGTTTCAGCGACTTTTGACAGCTGTAAAGCTGTTGAAGGAAGCCTCGACGTAAAGTTGCTCTTCGAACGTCAGTGAGGGCATTTGTTCGCTAACTACTGGGGATCCAATCCCAGAAAGGAAGATCGGAAATGAACCAATCTCCCCGTTGGGAGAGGATCGAAACCCACATCGATGGGATCGCTGAGCTAGCAAAGCTCAACGACATCTCTGACGTGATGGCCGCCACGGACCCCGCAGTCTTGCGGGAGATCTTTGGCAGCTACTCCTTGACGTTCATGCTCCTGGAACTTCTCCAGGTAGCGGATCGCAAGGACGTCGTTTCGTGGGCGGACTCCTACATGATAACGGGCAAACTGCCCCGATTCAAGAAGAGTTCGTAGTCAGCGGACATTTGTCCGCGGTACTGTGACAGGGCTAGGGATTACCAATCTCTTATTAAGGAGGTGGTATGAAAAGCCTGATGTCACTCTGGTCCTGTACGGCTCAAGAAATGGCCGTACGATGCTGCACTAGCGCCACCATGGATATAAAAACTATCCATGGTCGGGTTGAAAACGAAGGACTATGGTTTCTAGCCGTGGTCCTGGCGAGCTATGGAAAAGCTATCGAAAGATGGCTTGACCAAGGCTTCGTCGTCCCTTCGGACGCTCAGGGGTTCAAAAGAAAACCTGGGCGTCGTAATGGTCCCCTCCCCGAATTTCTGGGAGGTTTCCTTGGACGTGTTTTCAATCCTAGTAGTGGCGTACTACTGGACGAACCGGACATTGAAGCAATCTATGCTTTGCGTCAGTTAACTCTGATGTTCAGCAAGATCGCGCTCCCGAACCCGCCTGCGAGGGCTGGTTCAAGGCAGGGCAACAGTGATGTTGTCTCGCCTCAAAGAGCGCGTAAAGCGATGTCCGATTTTATTCAGTGTGAGCATGATGTTAGGGCCTCAGATGACCGCTTGGATCCTCTTTACCTAGAGGATTTTCGTCGGGTGTCTGAGATGCTATTCGGCAGCCTCTTTGCCAAAGTGGATAGAGATATCCAAATGGGCGGAAGGCTAAAACCGAAGCATGGTCCAGGCAGTGTCGCTGACCAACTAAGCAGTAATGCGAAGTGGAATCAGCGAACCTGGCCCGCACGTCTTCAGCCGTATTTTCCGGCTGAAGAGTTTCTGATTTCTAGCTGCAGCTTCCAAGCTGAGCTTAGGTCAGAACTTAACATCATCGAACCTGGTGCGGAGTTGCCCGTAAGGGTCAAAACCGTTCCTAAGACGCTCAAAACACCTCGCATTATCGCGATAGAACCAACTGCAATGCAGTATGCACAGCAGGCAATTCTTCGCGACTTGCTCGACACGTTCAGAGAGGATAACTTCCTCTCCCGTGTGGTCGGCCTTTCGGACCAAGACCCTAATAGGGAAATGGCTCGTCGAGGATCACTCACTGGTGATCTTGCTACGCTTGATCTAAGCGAAGCGTCCGATCGTGTTTCGAATCAGCATGTAATCGCCTTGTTGCAGGACTACCCCACGTTGCTAGGGGCGGTTCAAGCAGCTCGGTCGACTAAGGCTGATGTGCCTGGCTTTGGAGTAATTCCCTTAGCCAAGTTCGCATCTATGGGTTCAGCTCTCTGCTTCCCGTTTGAGGCGATGGTATTCCTTACCGTCGTTTTCTTGGGGATAGAAAGGGAGCTTAGTGCCCCGCTTTCCAGGAGAACGATGATCAATCGTTTCTCCCGGCAGGTGCGTGTCTTCGGGGATGACATTATTGTCCCCAGAGACTATGTGCTATCCGTTGTCAGTGAACTAGAGAACTTCGGTTTTGTAGTTAACACTGGCAAGTCTTTCTGGACCGGAAGGTTCAGGGAGTCTTGCGGAAAAGAGTACTATGACGGCCAAGACGTTAGTATTGTCAAGGTCCGAGAAGTACTCCCAACACAACGGCAGGACGCGGGTGCTGTAATAGCAGCAGTCGAATTCCGTAACCTGGCCTATTGGGCTGGGTTGTGGAAGACGGCTGACTGGATGGATGTTTACTTAAGGAAGTTGTTAAAACACTTCCCCAACGTAGCTCCATCTGCAGCACTGCTTGGCAGGGAGTCGGTCCTTGGATATGAATTCCAAGGTATCGACCCATTTACGCACGGCCCCTTCGTTAAGGGCTTTATCGTGCGTGCCAAACCCCCTCCTGATCCTTTGGAGGGGAGTGGTGCCTTGCTTAAGTGCCTTTCGATGAAACCCTGGCGCGACCCCCGTTTGGGGATTCGCGACCAAGATCATCCTATCGATATAGCCAATATCGATAGTGAGCACTTGACGCGTTCTGGACGCGCCGAGCACGTCAGCATCAAGCTCGGCAGGAGGTCGCCCTTTTAGGGCGATCGGGGACATACCTGTCCTCGCGGGAGGTTAACCAAGCCTCTCCCCTCTTTAAACCGACCAGACGTTAGTCTGATCATAAA